GATACCAGTGCGGATCCGTTGCGGGTCGGTACGTTGTTAGCTGCGCTTTGATCAATGAAGCTATTGTTGTTACAGGTCAACAACACCGTCTGAGTTGTTGCAATAAGCGGTTTGGTAGGCGGCGTAAAATTTGTTGTATAAAGCGCGGTTCCTTTAATTATTCTTAGATTAGAAACAAACCCGTTCCAATAAAGATTGTTAGGCGCATCTGCCCCAACCAAAGTAGCCGCCCCAGAATCCGATGTACGGGTAGTCGATGTTATTGAATATCCCGTACCATTTATGTATCCAGTAATTGCATTGCCAACCCTGCAAATAGCAATGTGATACCACACACCCTGTGTCTGTGCTGTAGGCCCAAAACCATAAGCTGCAACTCCAGGCCACACCCACTCGAATTGACGAGATGAGTTCATCCTAAGCGAATATCCAACACCGGAACCGCCTACTGGCGTTCCAACAATCGTGGAGTTGTTTGGTGAACTTGCGTTATTAATTACCCATGCTTCAATTGTAAAATCGCCGCCAGATAAGATGTTAAGTGACGCGTTAGCAGCAAAACTTAAATAACTGCTGCCATTAAAATAATTGCTCCAGCAACCCGGGCCGACATACGGGTTGAACGCCCCCTGCGTCGTATTACCGTTACGGGTGATCGTGAAGTTGTTGGTGCTGCCGTCCAAGAACGTGTTGTTCTGAGCGCCGTTGGTTCCGTCACCGTTTAAGAGCAGTGTGTTGTACGGGAAGTACGGATCTGCCCCAGAACCGTCCGGCCACAGTCCCGCCTGCTGGTAGTACTGCGCCATGACGGGGTTCCAGAACCCGCCAGCACTTGAAGCGGACACCGTTGGAAGAACGGCGCGGACCACTCGACCAAGATATGCCGTCATCAGGAAATGTCCTCGTAGGAGATGCTAAACGTCAACGACGAACCCACCGCCGATGTAACGGATATGGAAGTCCCTTCCATCAGATAGATGGCCGTTGACTTGTCCACGCAAACCATTGACGCATTGCCAGGAACGGAAACCTGATACAAAACCGGGTACGACGTTCCGCCTGACGGAGCTGATCCTTGAGCTACAGCACCGTTGGTATAGATGGCGACTGTTGCGTTGCACGCGGTTGCCGTGACGTTGGCGGCCACGATCTGGTTGATCTTGAATACCTTGCTCGACGACGCTGGGTTTGCCAACAGCACAACAGCGGTTGTGCCACTAGGCGTGAAATATGTCGTTGTGCCGTAAATGGCCGATACGTTGACGATGTTTGGGTTTGCCATGCTCTTCTCGCTTTAGTAGCCAAAGATCATTGCCAGTGCAATGCTCTTGCCGGGGGTCACAGTGTTAGCTAGTCCAAGGGCCTGATAAGAAACAGACTGCACAACGTCACCAGAAGCACAGGCTGCAATTGTGAAAGTAGTTCCGTTTGTTGCCGTCACATCCGCAGCCGCCAACTTCACGCCGTTGCGGTACACATCCAAATACCCGGCTGTGTACGAAGCAGCAAATGTTGTTTGCCCTGCGGTAGCAGTGAAGTCGGTAACCGTGCGGATGGTTGATCCAGCAGGGCCGGTCGGGCCTGTTGGACCCGTGGGACCAGGCCCACCTGTTGGGCCAGTAGGTCCGGTAGGACCAGGGCTCCCCGTGGGGCCAGGGCTTCCCGCAGGACCGGTAGGACCAGTCGGACCGGTAGGTCCCGTAGGACCAGACACGCCAGCAGACCAAGTACCATCCCCGCGCCAGAAGGTAGAGGACGAAGCGTTGGTGCCACTATCCAAGTTTGTAACAGGCAGGTTGCCGGTTACGTTTGTCGTCAGGTTTACAAACTGCGTGGAGCTGGTGCCAGTGCCGCCGTTAGCGGTTGGCAAAATGCCCGTTACATGCGTCGTCAATCCAACCTTGCCCCAACCAGGCGTAACCCCAACCCCGCCGGACAGCAAAGCGTTGCCTGTCGCAACATCCGGTAGTTTGGCAAGAGTGCCGGACGAGTCGGCAACCAAAATGTCGCCAATCGTATAAGACGAGAAACCCGTTCCGCCGTAGGTGGGACCGATCGTGTCCGCGTTCCAAGTCCCTGCCGCAAGTGTTCCAACACCCGTAATGCCCGTGTAAGAACCAGACAATCGACCGGTTGGCAGCGTGCCGGACGTAATGTTGGAAGCGTTGGTCGTGTCGGTCGTGGCTGAAGGCGCCAAGCCGGAAACAGCCCCTGCGGAAATAGCAATTGCAGTATCCGTTGCGCTGGTAATCTGGCCCTGTGCGTTTACAGCAATAACAGGAACAATGCTGGCCGCGCCATACGTAGCCGCCGAAACGCCGGTGTTTGAGATGTTGAACGTGGTTGCCGGGCTAAGGTTTAGACCGGTGCCAGCGTTATATACTTGGGCACTGGAGATTTGGACAAAATCAATTGACGTTGTTCCAAAAATGATCGTGCCAACAGTGTTGCAGACATACGTCTCACCAGCACCCGTATTACCTGACGTAACAAAGAACGCATCGCCCAGACCAAGGCCGTTGGGGCTTTTGGTAGCGTAAGTGTCCGCATCAGTGGCGCGTGTCAGAACCCAGTTTGTGCCGCCAGGATCAGGAGTTCCTACGGTGGTAACCGTGTACACACCGTTCTCAAAGCCGTTTGTCTGGCTATAAACCAGTATGCGATCCCCGATTGAGGCCGTCGGACCATCAGGAGCAAACGCGGCTTTTGTCCCTGCGTTAGTCAGCGTAGCACCAACACCAACTCCTGGGCCACCCGGCTGGTTATACGTAGCGTTTAGGTTGCCCGTGGTGCTGGGTACTTCGTACTTGACCGGCGCGTGGTAGGTAATCCCGGACGAAATCGTCGTGTCCACATACTGCTTGTTTGCAATATCTGTGTTGGTTGTTGGCGTTGTGCTGATCGTGCCAGCCGTCAATGTGGCCGTGTTGGCTGTTACCGTGTCAAATGCAGACGGGGTGATGTATGTGCCTGCTGAGTTCAGATTGACCGAACGCTCAGCTGGGTACGTTACAAAAACGTTCTTCACCCCACCGGAGAAAGAAATCTTTGAACCACCTGAGCTGGATGCCAAAATTGTGTCGCGGGTAAGCGTTGGGCCTGTCGTCGAGTAAGTACCAATACCTACTTCCCAGGCGCTGGAAGAGGAGTCTACTGCGGTGTAGTACGTCGTGTTACCGTTTCCAATGACCGCAAAGGACTGGAATGTCGTCACCGCTCCGCCAAGAACAAAGTCACTTGTTCCTGATGTCACGGTGGTCTCTTGGACCCGATCTTTAAGAATCAAAGCCATCGTGTGTCCTTAGCACGTCTCTGTCACAACAACATCCCAACCGGCATCCTGGGTATTCTGTATGGTCTGCCAGCTGGATGTCTGTGCGGTCTGGATAGCCTGCCAGCTCGCATTTTGCGCAGTGTCAATTATCGTCCAATTGCGGGGACAGACATCGCCCACTATACCCACCGCCTGCACCCCGGTCAAGGCGTTGATGTGGATGACACCAAACTGCCCAACCTGGCCAATAGCCTGCACACCGGTCAGCGGAATAAGTAGCACGGGCTGAACCGTGCCCACCGCACCAACGGCCTCAACGCCAGTCAGAGGATCTAGCTCGTGGGACGGGCTTACCGTACCAGCCAACCCAAGGGCTTCAACACCCACCAGCGGGATTTCAGGCGCGGCAACTACGGAGCCGACCAGCCCGTAAGCAACCGACGGATTATGGTTTTGGCAGCCGCCCCAGCCAATGTCGTAGTAGTCAGCGCCTTGATCACCACCCCAGTAATCAACACCCCAACCGTCATCGCCATACGCCGTGTAAGGCCCAGACCCGGGACGATCACCGCCCCAAGGGCCGACGCCCCAACCCAAGCAATCTTCTGTGTTTAGCTGAACCGACTTGTCTGCCGAGAAGCTGCCAAGCTGACCGGTAGTCAAAACCGATGTCAGCGCTGTTGTGCTAGATACCGTCAGGCTGCCAACAGCACCAGTAGCTTCTACCCCAGCATTCAGCTGTTGCCCCGCCAGAACGTCCCCAATAGAGGTCGTGGCTTCAACACCGCTTATTGCAACGGTGACGCCTGCTGTCGCCGAGAACGGCGCAGCTGCGAATGGGGCAAACCCTAACATTCCGTTCCCCTATATTGGGAACGGCTTACGCCAAGCGAAGCAGCGCGGTCGTGTTCGTGTTGGCGGGCATCGTCAACGTGAACGTACCTGCCGTAATCGTCTGCGAGCCGAATGTGTGAACGCTCACCGCTTTGTTGCTCTGAGTCTGGTTGTAGATCAGAACCGTGTCAAAAGCCGTGGTCAAAGTAACGCCGGTGTACACCAGGCTGGCCGAAGGCGTCCAGTACGCCGTGGTGCCTGAAGACGTTGGTGCCGTAGCGTTGGTAACAGCCACACCCCCAGCAGAGTATCCCAAGCCGGAGACCTCGCCAGAAGTCGTATAAGCCGTCGTAGCCGCATTCAGCGTGGCCGTGGTCTCATACAGAGCAGCGTAGAACGTGTCTGCCGTACCAGTGCCGCGAGTAGGGGCGGTGCCGAAATTGTGCGTTGCGGTCATCAACTCCGTCTTGAACGAAGTGCACATCGCTTGGGTGTTCGCCATGATTAAATCCTTTCAACCAAACATTGCGGCCATGCCATCGGCAAAGACGTTTTTCTTGAGGTGCACATGCACCGAGCGGTGAACAAGCTCACCATCCAACCAATACTCCACCCAACGGGTCAGCTCGTTATCGTTATCCAAAGAACCCTCTCGCTTTTCTAGCAAAGAGTCGTCCATTTCGCCTTTTGTGGTGGTCACCAGAGCCATGTGATTTCCTTATGTTAGACGAATTATTGCAGACGTATTGGTCGCCGGAGGGAACTGAACAACAAACGAACCATTTGATGTTTTTGTAGACCCAAAATCTAACACGCAAACTGCCGGATTTCCGCCGCCAGACTTGTAAATCAATGCGCCTCTAGCGTTAATTGACCCGGTCCAAGATGCGTTGGAAAACGAAATGTAAGCAGTGTTCCCAGATCCACCAAAAGTTGGCGCTTGACTAACAGCCAACGCCAATCCGCCGGCAACATAGTTTCCACCAGAGGCTTCCCCGTCTGTCGTGTAAGCAGCCGTGCTTGCATTCAACGTTGCCGCGTTTGTGTACAGGGCAATCTTAAACGTGCCTGAAGTAAAGTTAAACGTGCCGTTCAGCAGCCCAGTCTTAAATACGTCGCACGTATAGTTACCGGTAAAGGCCATTAACGCACTCCACTGTTCTGCGGCAACGGCGCCACACGGTACTGACCACTGCGGTACGCATCGCTGCGCTCCAAGCCATCGCCCAAGCGCTGAGCCATCGCCATAGCTTCTTTGTATTTGCCGTCGTACAGGGCAATAATGTCAGCCTCACCCTTCATGAAGGTGTACGCCTCAACCAAGCAACCGTACAGCAACACCGTGTCAAAGTTGTCGCCCAGCCAAGAAGTTCCTTGGGCGTTGTTGACCTGCGAAATTGGCACAGAGAAGTCAACCGAGGCCGTGCCGCCAAGGTAAGCGGCGTCAGCAGACAGGTTGTCAGCAACCGTGTACAGACATCCGGCATTCTTGATGAAGATCTCATCAACAGCACCGCTAGTAACAACGATGTCAGCCACGGCCCCTTGGCCAGTGCCGCCCGTAAGCGGGACGCCGTAGTAGTGACCGTCCGTGTACCCGGAGCCGCCAACAATAACGCCTAGCGCGTTAATAGAGGACTGCACAATAGATTTGGGGTAGTAGTAAAAGTGCAGTTCAACAGGGTAGTTGCTGTCGGGTGTAGGACCGACAATAAAAGACAGCTCATTGGTAATAGTGCTGCCAGATACGGTAGGGCCAAATAGCGCATAGTATTTAGGCACCCCTACGTCCGTTGTCGGATTGGGGTATGACTGCCGAATAAAGTTAACGTCTTTGTTGAGAAGGTACTCGTACGATCCGTTGACAATAACCGCCAAGGAGTACGTAGAGAGATAGTCGTCAGGCGCAGACAGATAAGGCGTTGCCGACGTTAAAGTGCCCGTCATGTTTTTACGCAGCGACGGGAACTGAACCGTGTTGTAGATCCGTTGCTCTGCCTGCTCAATGAAACGGTTTATCTGAGCGTTAGGCCCAATCACCGTCCCATTGGACAGATACGTATCCGGGAACGCGTTCTCGGTGTACGACTGAATAGCAGAAACAAGTTCGCTGTAGTTCATCTCAAGCCATCGGACCGCGGGTCTTGATGCCTTTGGTTGCAGCGCCATAACCACGCATGGTCTTCTCACCGTGCTTGTTATCTGCGCAGTAGTTGCCTTTGCTCACGCCGCCAACAGACATATTGTTCTCGTTGACGCCATTGCCGCGCTTTGACACCACGTCAGGCGACGCCTTGTGCATGTTCTCCATCGGCTGCTTGTACACGCCAATATCGTTACCACCACCAGGAGGATACTTGAAACCGGTGTACGCGCTGGCGTCCTTGTTCTCCTTGGCGTGACCCAAAGGATACTTTTCCGCCTTCATGACGGGAGCAAAATCGTTCTTGGCCATATTAGCCTCCGCGAGAAGTGGATTTTTGGTTCATGGCACGAGCCATGTTGCGGCCGTACTTCTTCATGTCCATAGAAGTGACGCCGCCCTTCTTGAGCTTAGTCATGGGCTTGCCAGGATGCATCTTGGCTTCGTGCTTGTGCACGGCAGATGCGATCATCTTTTTGTCTTGTTTCAGGTCTGCTTTGTCCATGTCCGACTCCTTACGTCGTTGCTACCGTTACTGTACCCAATTGTATGGTCAATGCCAAATTATTGGGGGTTAATCCATCATCATTTGCCCTCGAGCCACCTACTGGATTCCAGCCCCACTGGATGATCCGGCTGCCGGTCTCCGGCGTTCCAAAACCATCAGGCCCAGTACCACCAGCGTTGTCGGTCTGAAGGCCGCTAGAACCAGACAGGTAATAGCTGATATCTGGCCTCGGCTCCCGCACAGCCTGCGGATCATTGACCGGGTACATACCAATCTGCAGCTGCGGCTGGTCTTCTTCCCAGCACTCAGGGCAAACCTTGATGCTGACCTGGCGGGTCTTGATCGTCAGCTTACGCAGCTCTTTCAGCATGTACCGCTGGGCACAGCGGTCACACTCAGCAATTGCGTATTTACCTGACGCGAACCGATTAGGCACAAATCACCTCAAGCGTAAAACATGTTGCGGGGGACATACCGATCCGGCGCCTTGTCTCGGTCCTCGGTCGAGGCCAGCATCCACTGCTCCTCGTATTCCTGCTTCAGCATCGGCATCCGCGGCAACGCTTCCGGGATTTTCTGTGACAGGTAGAAAGCCAAGCCGGCCACCATACAGGGAATCAGGCGGAAAGGAATGTCCTGCACGTTTACGCCATTGCCAGCATCCTGCATACGGCGCATACGGTAGTACACCAGCGTGTACTGATCGCCGGGGGCGGACGGCGCCGGGTAGACGTTAATCGACGACAGGTTGTTCTGCTTGAGAACGGTTGCGCTTGTGTGAGACGCGGCTGTCGTGCCGTCTTGCGCGCGAAAACAGTTTGTCAGGCTGCCGTTAACAATGTTCTGGTAAGCAATTGTCTCGTTGTCAATGTTGACAAAACCAGATGTAGACAGTGCCGACGCGTTATTAACCGGAATGGTGGTATCAGTGCTTGTAATGGCACCGTTCAACGTGGCAGTTGTAGTGTTGATCTGGCCGGTTTGCCGGTTAATCCAAGCCTGCACAGGGCGCCCCTGAGCGTACTTGTTTGGAATGGATATCCAAGTCGGCTCAGAAATGCGAGAAATGGTTACGTCAGACTGACCAGACGTGCCGTTGTTAATACGCGTCACCATGTCCAGAACGTCAATCGTGTCGTTCGGGATTAGGTATTGGAACTGGTCAGTGTTGAGAACGATCTGCTGCTGCTCAATCGTCCACAAGTTAATCCCCCGGTTTGCCCACTCAATCGTGAGCATGTTCAGGGACCGACGAGCCGTGCGCAGGTTGTAGCCCGTGCGCAGCTCAGATCCACAACGCTCAAAGGCGTCCTCGACCAGTTCGTTTAGGTCAAGGTTGAATGCGGTTAAACCGGAGGTTACTGCCATGATTACTTCATCCTAGCTGCGCGCATGTTGTCTACCAGGTTGGGGTACGGACGACCACCAGCCTTGGCCATGGCTTTTGCTTTTGCCTTTTTGGCAGGAGACATAGGCTTAGGAGCACCCAAGCTCTTGGGCCGCTTCTTGTCCCATACCTCTCCGCCTTTGGCGTACTGCGTGAAGTCCGTGTCGTCGCGGCGAGCCTTACGCTTACCGCTGGGCATCTTGCTGGGGTTGATGTCACCCATGCCGCGACTGGCCATCATTTCTTGTACATCCCGCCGCCACACATGGCGATCATGGTGCCGCGAGTCTTGCCACGTTGAGCAATACCATCGGCGCGCTTAGAGGCAGAAGAAACCGAGCCGCCACTAGCTTTTCTTACAGGTTTCTTTGGGGCGGGAGAAGAGCCCATATCAGGCTCTTGGGGAACAGGAACGCCAGAGCTTTCCGTCCACACAGAATCGCCCTTGGTCTTTTTCTTTTCCAGTTCTTCATCGTACATGATGACTCCTTAGCAGACTTTGCCGCCTTTTTTCATCACCTTGGAACCGATGCCCTTGGGAACACCGGAGCCGGCCATCTTAACCTGAGTACCTTTGGTCTTGCCCTTCATGGCAACGCCGTCGCGGCTGGGGGCAGCCGTCTTAACTTTGCCCATGGAAGTCGTTGCGACTTTTTTCTGTGTAGCCATGATTTCACCACCTTTTGAAAATAAAGCCGATTTCCCATGGTGAGTCTTCGGCAGATTGATACCAGCGTTACCACTGGAGCGAAACTTCTTACCCTTATCCGCTGCAACAAACTCTTTGCCAACCTTCTGAGGAATGCCAACACGCTTTGCCGCAGCCGGATCATTTGCAACCATGGCCATTAGGTTGTGCTGCTTTTTGCTAACTGATGGCACTTCTTTGCTCCCGGATAATCATGTCGATCTTATCGTTCAACTTGTCGAAACGATTGTCGATGTGCGCCACAATCTTGTCGATCTCTGCTTGCGTCACGTTGTCCCGGGCAATCTCCTCCCTGGTCCTGTTCAACAGGATCGTGATTCGACTTAACTCGGCTGACTTTTCCCTCAGATTCCAACTGAGTAACCCGATGAATGTAGTCAGCAAGACGTTCCACAGCATCATCTCCATGATTAGACGATCCTGCCCTTGGTCTTTCCGCGCTGGGCAATACCGTCTGCTCGCTTGGAAGCAGTACTACCACCTTTAGAAAACTTCAGGCTACCCATAAACGTTTGCTCAGAAGCTTTGGGTCGTGAGGTCGGCATCATAGAACGCTCTGTTGCTCGAGCCGCGGCGTCTTCCGCACGCTGAGCTGCACGCTTAGCAACGTATCTATCAGCGCGGTCCTGCATGGTTTCTTGCTGGCGCACGGGCTTAGGACGAATGCCGGCCAAACGGCTGACCTCGTCACCGGTATCCGTAACTTTTGCCGGTTTAGGAGAGGCCATGTCGGTGGTGTACTTCTTACCACCAAACTCAAACATCTTGTCGCCTGCTTTGCGGGCGGCGGCAAAAGCCTCCTTGAAAGTGGAAGGCTTTTCTATTTCGACCTCACGCATGCCCTTGAGGATGGCTTCTCCAGCAATCTCTTGAGATTCTTTGGATTGATTGGCCGCCTCGAGGGCATCCATTTCCCCACCTTCTTGATATCGTTTTGTGCGCTTCATGTGTACCTCAACAATTCCAAGCCTTGAGGCTCTTATTGATCCGCGAATTTGGGTCTTTTGCCGTTTTGGCGGAGGTCAGTTTTTTCTTCATCCCCTCCATACGCGCGCAGAAAGAGTCTCGGCGTTTGCCGCCTTCCGGCTGGGGAGGTTTCAAATTCATCCCTTGCTTTTTGGCAGAGGCTCGCCCCTTGGCGTTCAAGCCGCCTTTGGGGTTCTTGCCTTCCTTGCGTTGCCATGCTGGTGACTTAGCCATAGAAAACCGTCACTTTTGCGTCGGTCAATACAGCATACACATCTGTAGAGAACACAACACCAGAAGCCGGAATCAGCGCATTGAAAGTTTCGCCGTTTGCCGTAGTGTTGATGGTCAACACAGTAGTGCCGCTGGCCCCGCCGTTTTTAAGAACGACAGAGCCGGGACCAGTGCCGGGTTCAATGATCAGCCCGCGTACCCGAGTGCGGTCACCAAAGACCGTACCGGATGCAGCAAGAGACTTAGCTTTTACGTCTGTTTGCACGGACATAGCGTCCTCCTATCAGACGTTCTGCTGGCCAACCAAGGGATCTGCAACGAAGTAGGTGATGTAGCCACCAACAGTGCCGGAACCAGACGTGTCGATGCGAGCGGTCACGTAGGCCAATTCGCTGGTGGCAGTCAGGGTCAGACCAGAAGTAACCACGCCAGCAGAAGCAACAGACAAATTGTTAGCAATAGCGGCAGCGGTAACAGTGCCATCAGAAACATCACGGGTGCCAAGATCAATAGAGCCGCCGCCCGCATCATTGATGGCCACAGACAGAACAACTGCGCCAGCAGGAAGAATCAAATCGGGTGCACCAGCGGTGGAAGAAATCTTAACGTTTGTTGCAGTGGCAACAGAGGCGTCGGCAATGTAAAACTGAGCGGCCATGACGCCGGAGCCACAGTAAGCGGTGCGAGTCTGATCGCCGCCGCCCGAACGCCAAATGCTTTGGGTGGTAGAGAGAGCCATTTCAATTGTCCTTACGTACAAGATCAGCGCATCAATCGGTACGTCGTCTGCCGGGTCAGTTTGATGCACCGGGAACCCCGGGCTTGATCGCAATATACAGGAAAAGAAAAGGGGGCACAAGGCCCCCTTCTCACAAATCCCAAAGGATTTATTACGCGCCTTGTGAGCCGTACATCCCGAGGGGATCAGACCAGCCAAAGCTGTAACGCTCGCGGCTCTTGTAGCGGACGTTGCCGGTGTCAAAGTCACCGTCCATCGACTGCTGCAGAGGCGTACGAACAAAGTGCTTCATGCCGTTGGGCACGTCCGTGGTCAGGAACCAGGCGTTCGTGTCGGTCAAGAAGTGGTTGATCGTATAGCCTTCAGACACCGAGCCGTTGTTCTTCAGGGCGTTGATGTCGTTGTCGTTGGTGCCAACGCGCAGCTCGGTCTCGAGCAGGCGGGTTGCAACGAACTGCAGCGCCGGGGGAACAATCAGCTTCTTGGGCTTAGAGGCGATCAACAGACCACGTTCGTCAGTCCACAGGCTGATCTGAATAACGGCGGCTTCCAAGGAAGTCTCGTTCAGGTCAGCAGGGGTGCTGGGAACGTTGCTGTTGGTGCCACCAGACACCAAGGGGTGCGAGGCGGAGAACAGAGGTTGACCGTCGCCACCAGTGTACGAGCCAGAGAAACCGTTGTTCAGAACAGCGGCAGCTTTGACTTGTTTGGTGTACGCCATCGAACGTGCCAGAGCCTTGGTGTAACGAGCAGACAGGCTGTCGTACAGGTTGTCCTCGATGGCCTCTTCGGTCAGCGAGAAACCCATGGCAATGGTTTCGTGGGTGTAGCGAGCAGTCCATGCTTCCTGGCCGTTGTCGTACGAGATGGCAGAACCTTCGTTCTTCACCGGTGCGGCGCTGAATCCAGACAGCTTGGTTTCCTCTTCGAATGAACGCTCAGAGGTCTCGGTTTCGTAGATCTCTTTGTGCTCTTCGCCATACTTGGCATACTCCAGGCCGAACAGGGCGTTCAGACCGGGGAGCAGCTCTTTCAGTAGTTGTGCGCGTGAAATAGCCATTTTGTGTTACTCCTTAGATCAAGACACGCCAGTGGTGTTGTTGTACTGGTGCAGGTTGATCTTGACGATAATCTCGGGATAACCCGTAGAAGTCGCTGTATCAGGCACTACATCAATAACACGCAGGGGCAGGGTGTTGACGGTGTCTTCCGAACCAGCCAGAGCTGAAATGGTCGAGTCACCGGTGCTGGTGTTACCACCGCTACCAAGGTCAATACCAATGTTGTAGCCGATCGACACAATGGTCGTGGTGTTAACCACAACGCTGCTGGCGTTGGTCACAACAATTTTGAAGGCAGCCATGGGATCGTCAACAACGATAGCTTGCGCATCGGTGATGGCGGTGTTGGCCGGCCAGTACTGAGCCCAGGTGGGCTGCTTGGTCGTGGGGTTGGTATAGGAGCAGCCCAAAAAGACTCCAACCATACCAGTGGGGGTTGCGCTGGTAATGCGCGTCACTTGACCTGCGGACAATTGAACCAGATCACCGTAGTAGATAGCCGGAGCAGTGTTGGCGATCGCAAATTTGCGGGTCGCGCCTGCGTAGGGCATACCGTCCACACGGTTGATCGGCTTTAGGCCGTAGGGAGCGCTTACTGTGGGATAAGCCATGTTTTAACTCCAAAAGATTAAGAACTTTTGCCATAGCTAACCGTGGACTTACGCTCCTTAAAGAGCGGCATCCGGGCGTCGCTTTGGCGCATCAGGTTGTTGTCCACAGCTTCCGTCTGATCTTGCGTCTGCTTTGCGTAATATTGATTACGCTGCTTCACAAATTCATCCGGGGTCTTGCAGAGTAGCAGCCCGCCAATCTCAATATTGTCTTTATAACGGCTATTGGGATCAGCTAACAGTTGGAATTTGGGTTGTTCTTCCATTCGCACCGGCTCCCATCCCTCGCGTAGTTTGGCCGAGAGGTTACGGGGATCTGCCACGTTCAAAGTGGAAACGCGAATCCAACGATACGAGTAGCCGGCCTCTTTGTCGGGCTCGGGCAAAGACTCAGGGAGTGCCCACTGCTGGGGACGCTCCGATATCGCACGCGTGTCTAGTTCACGAGAAAGTCGTTTTTCAGCCATTTTGTGACTCCTTTACAAACTCCTTAACATACTGCTCAGGAGTAATGCCCAATTTTTTGATTAGGGCCATTTGGCTCGTTTTCAGCCTGACTTTGTTGGAGGCTGTACTCCGAACCGCGGGGGCCACAACTGCAGCAGGTTTGCGTGCTGGCTGTTTGACCTCTGGTTGTGACTCTTCCGTGGAGCCAAACTCCTCGGGGAATCGGCGACGCATTGTTTTGTCCAACGCATCATAGTATTCATCAGATCCGACAAGGACGCCGTTGCGACGTAGCTTCTCATGAAGCCCAAGCGCAGCAGCTGTCATCTCCTCATCCTGGCCAAACCATTTGTTGCGCTCTTGCCACGCTAAAGCACGTCGGTCGGGCTGAGGAACTTGCGGACGCTGTTCAAATTCGGGTTGTACAGGAACTTCTTGCTCCTGTAAAGAGGGCGCTTTGAAACTTTTTGCTTGCATTGCACGCAAAGTAGCTTCTTGCATCTTCTGTTGCGCATCCGCAACTTGGTCTGCATCGCCAGATTCGTAAGCTTCTTTGAACGCCCGCTTGGCCATTTCTAGCTCAAGGTTGGCAGAGTTTTGGATAGAAGCAACGTATTCCTTTTCACCTGAAGACAGGATGCCTTTAATACGTTTGTTTTCTTCCATTAAACGTTTTGCAACGGCAATAGCCTCCTGTTGCTCACGCAGGGCCGCCTCTTTCTCGCGGCGCTCGTCATGCCAGACCTTGCGCATCTGTTTGAGCTTGGACTTGACCTCGTCGTCATAAGCTTCTAGCTCGTCTTTCTCCAAGTTCTCGACCAGCTGCTTGGGCATTGGCTGCCGGCCGCGGTCTTCTTCTGGAGTGTCATCCTCGACTTCAATCTCAAAACCAGCGTCCTCAGCTTCCGCTTTGGGCGCCTTGTTCTCTTCAATTTCATCGGGGAACTTGAATTCTTGTTCGTCCATTTGTGCCATTTTTGAAGGCTCCTTTAGGCTCGTTTAATACCGCGCGGATCATCCACCACGCTCTCGACAGAATCATCATTGATGAGTCTGAACTCTCGGCCATGGATCAAGAGTCGGGTTCCGGCATTGGGTCGAACAATGACGAAGTCTCCTTTCTTGCACCAGGGTCCGCTTGGGAATCGCGCACTGTCCTTGTAGCAGTCAGGTCCAAGGTCTACAACGAAAAGCACTGTTGCCAGCTTCTCTTCATAGTCAATGGTTTGTTCAGACTTAACAAGACCAATAGAGCTATCCTCAAATTCTTTCTCCACTTCTGGTATGGCGCAAAGAATTCTGTAGCCAGAAGGTCGAGGCAGTTGTTTCGCCTTTTCCTCCGCTGTTGCATCCCATTTATATGAACCTACGATCTCCGGGTTATCGGGGTTTGAGCCGATGAGTATGGTGTCTACCATTAGTCCTCCGTGAAAGCGCATTGACCTTGTTGTGGGTATACGCCAGGTTTAAGAAAATTGCCTTTTGACACGTTCTCTCTGGAGGTTATGACCTCCAGATTCCAGGGTACGTGCAAACCTGAAACCTCTTTTCCCCTTATTGGGACAATATGATCAACCTGGAATTTGTCTTTTTTGTCAGACTTGTACTGGTTGAAAATCCTGCAAAATAAATAATATCCTTCAATTTCAGCTTCATGAGCTTTATTGATCCAGGGCGGTGTTTGTTTGGTTTGAGACGCATATCGTCTCATTCCTTTCGCCCTCATTTTGTCCCTGTTTTTTTCCGCATATCGTTTTAGCGCGTCGGACCTTTTCTCTTTGTTTTTTGCAACCCAAATCTTCATGTAAGCACTTTGATTTGAAATGCTAAGACCGCCATAGCTTTCGTATTTCTTGGAGATCTCAGTCGTCATCCACATTCTCCAAGTTTTGTTGCAGGTCTAGTATGTAACCTCTGGCAGTGAGCAGACCACGAATCTCACCACAGAGTCTTTTGTACTCCTCAAACGATTCGGCCTTCCCTTCTGACAGGTAGTCCTTAATCTGAGAGACCTTTTCGTCGGTCTGCTTTGTGAGCACTTCAAGGGCGTCCATCATTCACCTTTTGTCGGTTTTGATTTGTATTGCAAAGAGGTTTTAAGAGCATCAGCCAGGATGTCGCGGCTTTGTATCGCTCGATCGTGCTGCTTATCAAGATTGTCTGTTACCAAATCAACCTTGGCCTTGAGCACGGCCTGCTTCATGGCAGTATCTTTCTGCGTCATAAAGCGAGCCACCTCAATCTTTTGCTGCTTAGTGCGCAGATCAATATCCGCGGCATCCTTGGCAGCCTTGCGCTGTTGCTCAGCTTCTTTAATCGCCAGCTCTTTCATCTGCATCTGGACCAACGGATCCTGCATCTGTTGCTGGGCCTGCTGTTGCTGGGCCTGAGCTTGGTTTGCTTGCGTAAGACGCTGGGCAGCTTGAGCCAACATGGGCGCCAACTTGGCTTCGACGGCCGGGTCCATGTGCACATCTTCGCCTGACTCGTCCTTCTGGGGCGGCAGGTCCATACCCAACTGCAGCTCGATCTGCTTGCGGTACTCGAACCCAAGGTGCTCGTTGATGTGGTTCATCATCTGAGCCTGCAGCTGCGGAGCAATCGGGTTGTTCTGCAACAACTGAATGATCTTCGGGTCTTGCATGGCCGACATGTGGACCATGATATGAGCCTGGTGATCTTGGTACATGAACGCCTTGACCGGCTTGCCCATCAAAACGTTCTGGTTCTCTGTCACCGGGTCCGTAGGCTTCTGGTCCTCGTCCATCGGGATGAGCTTGTTGGCGTTCTTGATACCAAGCACGTCCAGCATCTGACGGTGCAGCAGAGGCATGTTGTACATCTGCGGGGCGGTCTGCGCCAGCTGAAGCACGGCCTGGTACTGAACAATCTTTTGGGCCATCGTCGATGCGTTCGGGTCAGAGACCGGAATAACATCCACGTCGTCGTAGTCAGATTTCTTAGCCGAGCGGCTGCCCTCGACCGGCACATAGTCGTAGTCGTCCGGGGTGTAGTCGCGAATGATGTCACGCAGCAGTCCCAGCTCTTCCTTGAACGAGAAGTGGATGCGCGCCTGAACAGCGCTCATCACCTTCAACGTACGCTCGAGGATGGCCAGCGTCGTACCAACCGGGGCCTGCGAGCTCATGTCGCTGATCTGCAAATCGGCCGTGTTGGCAAACCGGCGACCATCTTGGATGATCTGGTTCAGCAACTGCAACAGGGTCTGGCTTGGCTCCTTGTACGGGAGCGTCATCAGGTTATCTTTGATCGTGCCGCTTGGCACATCAACGTCACGGAATTCACCCGGGGAGATTGGCGTGTCGTCACCCTTGACGCGCAAGCCGCGGGCCTTGAAGCCACCCGGCAGGTTGCTCAGCGTACCGGCATCCACCAACTGGCGAATCAGCGACGTGCCCGACTTGGCAAACGCACCAATCAGGTGGATCAAGCCAAAGTGGTAGAAGCCAAAACCAGGGATATAGCCGTAGTGCACAAAGTGCGCGCGCTTACGGCAGTTCTTGTCTTCCGGTCTCCAGTTACGGCGGATGGCCAGAATCTGTGCCGTGTTCTTGTCGATGGTAACGATGTAAGGCAGAGCAATGCCGGTGGGCTCGCCATCATCGTCCTTGTGCTCGTATCCCTTGAGGTCAAGGTCCACATTCATCTCAAGGATACGGAAGCGGTCGTCCGTCGTGGCCCTAAACCCCAGACGCTCGGCAATCTTTTTCTCCACCTCATCTAGAACCACGTCCGGCTCACCAAGGTCAATGTCTCTCCAGAACCCAGCCACCTGCAAACGGCGGACATCGTTCTCGGTTTTGCGCATTACATGGGTAATACGCGGTGATGATTGCAGGTCTGAGGCGCCATAAGGCACCACCAAGTCTTCGGCCGGCACAAATATAGAGGTCTCACGCTCCATGTGCGGGTCGTAATACACCTTTTTGAAAGCGTTACCGGACAGGCCCAAGCCCCACAGCATCCGCTCGTGCTCAGGACGGAACTCTTTATTCTTGTCCGTCAGGCGGTAGTTCATGTCCTTCTCTACGCGTAGAGCGGACTCTTTCTTGGCCGGTGTCTCGAGGCCAACAATCTCCGTTTTGACCGGGCCGGCAGCTGGAAACGTTGCCATCATGGTCTCGGACTGAAACTTCACCAGAGCTTCGGCCATGATCGGGTGATACACCCCGCAGGCACCTTCCCACGGCTCAGACCTTTCCTCGATCTTCATGCCCAGCAGCTCCAGACCATCTACATATGTCTGGATCCAGTCCTTACGGGAGGCCAAGTCTTCCTCAAAGTCGCCAATCAGTTCGCCGGCCAGCGTAGACAACTCGCTGTCATCCATGTACTCAGCCAGGTTGGCATCAAAGTCCTCTGCCGTCTCGCGCGCCGGCTCAATCTCAATCTCCATTCCATCGATGCCAATCGTCACGCTGTCCGGGTTTTCGATTTCGATCTCGATTGGCGGGCCTTCTTCTATTTGCTCCAGAGAGTCAATACCAAGTGGCGCTTGGTTGAAAGCTTTGTCGATGTTTGTGGCCATCATGAATCCTTAATAGTAAGCAACTTTGCGCCGAAAACTCACGGGCTCATCGTCCTCGTCAGAATCCAACCGCAAAAATCCACCGTGCCTGAATCGAATCAGGGCCTGGGTCGTCGAGTCCACCAAGTCGTCATGCGACGCATTTGGGAACGCAGCCATCTGTTCAATTACCTCTCTCGCCCAGCTGATATCAGGCGCCCATACTTTACCCGACTTAAATAGATCAGTCACGGAATTCAAACGAACAAATTTATCGTTACCCCGAGTCGGCGTGTAGTCATGGATCGAGATCCCCATCCGCCTTAACTCAAAAATCAACGGTGCACCCGCCGCTTTCGCTTCAATAATGCACGTATCGGGCTGCCATTCGTTGTACAACTCGAGCGCCTTGGCCTTCAACTCAGGGAATTCCAGCCGCTCCTGGAACGCATCTAATAGTATGAGGTTGATATCGCTTGGGTTTTCATCTTTATGGAACACCCCCCAGGTTGTACACGCAGAAAAGTCACTCCGCTCGCTCTTGGTAAACGCCGTATCCCAGCTCTGAATGATGAATTCGCACTGAGGAGCCCGCTCTCCCTCCCAAATCTTCCACCAATCCCGCTTAACTAGCGCCCCTTCTTCCCCGGTCGGCCTCTGTTGGTACTGGGCATTCCATTTACTAGGCGGCAATTCTTCTTTTAACGCTGCCAATTCACCCAAAGACCAGAATTCCGGCCACAAAGGCTTACCCGAGGGCAAAATCGCGGGCAATTCGATCACTTCCCAGTCTTCGCCAGTCGTTCTTTTCATCGAATCAGAGAGCACTCGACCCGTCAAATCCCCATCAGCCCACCTCGTCATCACAATAACGATGGTTCCACCCGGCTGTAAACGCTGCCGCGGTCCCGACGTGTACCACTCGTACACCTTCTGATATACCTCCGGGTTCCCAGCCGCCAAAGCAGCCTCCTGCTCCGAGTGCGGGTCGTCAATGATCACAATATCACCACCCTTACCCGTCACCGTACCACCCACACCAATAGCAAAGTACTCCCCGTTCTTATTAGTACTCCACCGGCCAGCCGCCTTACTGTCCTGGCGCAACGTCACATCAGGAAAAATTCTCGCGTACGCCTCACTCCCCACCAAGTTACGAACCTTGCGGCCAAAACCAACCGCCAATTCCCCAGTGTTCGAACACTGAATGATCTTCTTATGCGGAAACTTTCCCAAATACCAGCTCGGGAAAAGATACGACGCAAACTCAGACTTCGTATGCCGCGGCGGCATGTTAATAATCACTCGCTTCATCTCCCCGCGAGCTATAGCCTCAAACTTCTTCGCCATCAAAGCATGATGCCGGCCATGCACAAACCCCGGCCACATCTGCTTCACATACTCCATAAAGTTACTCTGCGCCTTCTCCCTCACCAAAGCCGCCTGGTAATCCTCCACCTCATTCAACACCACCTCATATTGCGCCGGATCAAGCGCCCCCACAAACTCCTTCAACTGCTCCGGTGAAAGATCATCAAATTTTTTGCCCAAATTTTCAGCCAGACCATCCATCATCTTTTACTCAATCGTCCGAAAATTTATATACACCGGCCGAATCGATCGCCGACGCTCTAATCTTTTAAGAACCCCCAACTTCACCAACCTATCCACTATCTCCTTCGTGTTCCCAACCCCGCTCTTCCCCCTCATCTCAGCAATCTGCCTCAAAGTCGGGCTATGCCCAAACTTCTTCCACCACTCATCCACAATCAAAAACACCTCTCTCTGAACCGGGCTCATACCCACCTCCAAACATTCCTCCCGCCCAACCCTCGGCCGACGAGCCATCTCCCTATTTACGACCAATGGTAACGTTACCATTGCCCCCTCCTAAAAGTTCTAAAAATATACCCCCGGGGTAATCTCAAAGTATTCATAAAGGGGCCTGTTTTCCTAGCTCAATTTCCAAATCATCGGCGGGATTTTCATCGGGGGAGGGGGTGGTAATGGATTTTTGGGCAGACAGGGTGTGCGGAATAGTAT